TCGACCCCTAGCACCCCATGCTGGGGACTGTAGCGACATAAACTGTTGTTTTATATGAACAATAGCCTTTTTTAGTCATAACAAAACATCCGTTTTTTTGTGATTATGCAAACGGAAACACGCGGCCTCCAGGGGAGGTTTTGCGCACCATCTCCACGGCGTTCTGCCGAAAGAACAATTCCCCCTGCTACGCTGGTTTCGTCCACAGAGGAAACCAAAATGCCCAACTCCGACCTGCTCCCTTCCCTACTCTTCAAGATCAACGAAAACCAGCTCGCCCTCGAAGCCGCCATCATGGAGCTGTCCAACTGGGTCGAGCAGCGCGGGTCGGCAGATGTCGCCGAGAATGTCCGCGGCGCACTCTGGACGATCGACAAGAACGAGGAGTTCATCAAGATGACCCTGGCGGTTTTGATGGCGCCCGACTGACAGCTCGTCGCCTCACCCTCGCCCGTCCGCAGCGCCTCGATTACTGTATATACAACCAGTAATCAGCAAGGCATGCCCGTGAAGCCCCTTTATATAGAAGACACCGACGATTGGCTCGGCACCCCAACTTCGCTCGAAACCTGCCGGCACCAGCTCAGGATGTACGAAAACGAATTCGAAGCGCTCACCCTCAAGCTCGATCGGGCACTTGAAAATATTGAGGGCTTGGTTCGTGACAATGACGCGCTCACCCAGGAGAGAAATTCCCTTAGGGCAAAGCTTCAGTACGCCGAGGGGGACTTACTGAGCGAAAGGGGAAGATTTGCGGACGTGGCGCACCAGAGAGACCACCTCTTCCATGAAAACCAGCGACTGCTCAGGGAGTTGCGTGAGCTGAAGATCTGACCGCCTTCACATACGCCTGACACGCCTGCAGGGCAATCAGCCCCCGGTCGCCGGTGTCGGTGATGGCGATAATTCGTTGAGCATGCGCTGGGTCAAGTCGGGCGCGTACGGCTGCATGATCCACGCCGCCGGCGCCGGCGGTGGCTGGCACACCGCAGCCTTTGGCAGCGTCGGTTGCGTCGAGGAGGACTGACAGCCGCAAATCAGAAGTGGCAAGGCGATCGCGCAGGCGATCTTGGTTCTTTTGAGCATCGGTCATTTTCCTGAAGTGGGTTTGCTCGCTGTCCGCCAGCTGCTGCTCGAGCGCCAGACGTTTGTCCTGCTCGGCCTGCTGCGCGGTCGCCGCGGCCTGAGTCAGTTGGTTGAGGGTTTCGGCGTTCTGCTGGGCTTGCTCGGCCAACTGCTGACCGTAGCGCCAATCCTGAAACTGCCAGGCGCTGCCGGCGCCGATCAGCACCAGCGCCAGCGCGCCCACCGCTTTCCACGGAACAACCATCACGGCACATCCTTGAAGAAGACGTGCCCGCCCAACTTGAGCGTTTGTTTGGCCTTCGCCGCCCAAGCCGGCGCCTTGATGCTGGTGGCGTAGTAGTGCGTGGCGCCGCCAGTGGGATCAGGCACCTTGCCGTCGATCACCTGGTCAGCGGCGATCCGGCATTGCGCGAGTTCGCGGAACGGGATTTCCTTCACGCCGATCAGGAACTGATAATTCGGGTCGGTCTTGTTCCAGCAACTGAACTGGTACGGCTTTTGGCACACGCCAGCGTAGCCCTCGCCCCACCAAGACTTTTCTTTTCCATCAAACACACGGTTGCGGATCGTCCAGGCCACGGCGATCTGGCCGGCAGTTCCCTCGCCGCGGGCTTCGCCCCACAGCGTGCGGGCGAGGATGTCGCGATCTTTATCGGTGACAGGCATCACTTTTCTCCAGGCAAAAAAATACCCGCTCAAGGGGCGGGTTCTTTGGTTAGCAAACTATTAGGGCCGGACAGGCCGATGATCTGACGAGGGGAAGTTCTCGGACCCATCTTTCCAATTACGAACTTTGGTGCGGTACTGCAGCCACTGCACGCGGGTACCGGGCAATGCGCCCGTGTTTTCACCTGTTGCCTCGGCCTCCTCAAGGGCCATCAGCTGATTCGCGATCACATCAATTTCCGTCTGTTGCCATGCTGCTTCGACTGAAACCTGCTCTCGGTGCATCGCCGCGTCCGCTTGAAGATCAACGGCCCACTGTGGGATGTCCTCATAAAGAGTTTCATCCGCGTCCAGAGGGATTTCGCTGTCCACAAACCGCCAGGTGCCGTCTTCTCGGATTGCCCACATAGATTCACCGCTCATTTAAAAACCCGCAAACATCAATGACGACAGAGCCACCGCTCAGCACGGCGTATCCCATGCGCTGCGTTGCATCCAGTGGAAAAGCGAGGCCGGCAGATACCGCTGTCGCTGTTTGCTGGCGAATCGGCTGCCCAAGCAAAGACGCGTGATAAAGCAGTGCCGGAGTAGTGTTTGGACTGACGTTGATAAGGGCCGTAAAGCTGACAGGAGGCACGACCGGGCTGAGGGCAAATGCAATCGGCGTCGTTTGCACCCCACCATTGAGTACCCGAAACGGTACGACGTTTGTCGCACTCAGCCAATAAACAAAATTCGTCGCGTCGTGCTGGAACTGGAAAATTTGACCGGACGAATTGGTTTTTACTGCGCCCAGATACCGCCTGCTTGCATCACCAGATTTGGTTCGCGCTGTGCCGCTGTAGGTGGCCGAAGGTGCCGTTGCGGCGATCTCTACGGACGGCGTGCCGGAGCTGTCGAAAAGGTACGCGTAGAACCAGGTGTTCGCTGCAAGCGACAATCCTGAAACGGTGATGGGGGAGCTGACCTGCAGTGTTTTCCCTGTGCCAGGAATGAATGCGGATCCACTACCTACGGATACCGAGTTACTGCTCCCCCAGCTCAGATAGAGCCCTTCAATATATCCCGGTGAAACGCCGCCTTGAGATACTGAAATGGGCTTGGTCAGAGCGTTGAGCTCAGTAATGTCCGAGTTCTGTCCACTCTTCGCAGCAACGAGTGTCCCCCTAGCGGCTGAAGCGCTGGCATCGTCCACCAGGGTCTTCATGAAATCTGAAAAACCCAAACCGGTAAGCGCTTCCCCTGAATTAGTGCCACCGGTACCGCCTTTTGTGACGGGCAGAACCTCATAGTTACCAGTCGTGCCCAATGCTGCGAGCTTGGTGCCGAACTGATTGACCAAAGCTCGCAGGGCGTCGGCCGAATCTTTGACGTAGCCCTGCATCGGCGCCAGCGCGAAGGTCCCGGAGGCGTTAGTCGCGCCCTGATAGGGTGGCGCAATCGACAGCGCAGTGTCACTCGCGATGTTTGTCACTTCGTACCAGCCACCGTCAGGACCGCGAAACGCATCGCCGACCCGGCTATTGGCAATAAATGCCGTGCCTGCGCCTATTACAGCGTTGGAATTTTGGACGACAGAAACCGTCCCGGCTTTGTACCAGGGCATCGAATATCTCCGGAATTTATTGTGAATCAGGCCAGCAATTTGGCGCAGAGAAAGGGCCGGTGGCCCTGGTCGGTCCAAGCCGTGAAGGCAAGGCTGTACATCATGATACGGCCGCCAGCGTAATCGACTCCAAGAGCGCAGCCGCCACCGGTACCGTCGTTGTGGCAGTTCATCGTGAAAGGATTGAGGGATACGTACTCACCTACCCCGAGGCTCTTGTTGATACCCCATAAGTATCGGCGCCCAACACTGAGCTGCTCGGTTCCGAGATATGTCCAGTTGCCGGCGGCGAACGTTACGACCACCGCCGGAGCGCCACTGTCGTAAACGAGCGCGCCAGCGCCATCCCACAGACGCATCCCATAAGCAGCGGTGCCCATCGAAGCCCAGGCCGCCACGAAATACTGGCCGCTGAGTGTTTCATTCACCCGAGAGGCGTTCATGGCAAACCCCGTCCAGTTACCTGGCCCTCCCGTGAACCATACCGAAATTGGAACCTGAATCGCACCGCCCTGATCAGGTCGAATGAACACCATTGGCGGGTCTTGGCTGGTTACCGCCCGGGCAAACGTTCCTGATGCAGTTGCCACACCGGAATACGTGCCCTTGGTGAGAAGGCAAAGCCTGGGTGCCTCCGAGTCAATTTGAACAAACGAGTTGTCATTGATGCTCTGAAAGCCGTAACTCATGTCCCGTACCTGATTGCGTAGCCTTTGGCGACGATCCTCGTCTGAATTGTTGAAGCGCCGGCTGAAGGGTTTTTGGGCCGGACCACTACTTGCCCCACCGCCGTCGTCACGTATGGATAGGACTTTGCGTTGCCTGACCCATCTGTTTCAGATGACTGCACATCCTGAGCCCTCGTCGGGATGATCATGAACACGCAGTTGGCAGGGTTGAAGCCCGGAATGTTCAGCGTGTAGCTGGGCGTCGAGCCACTGAAGTCGATCACGCCCTGCCACAGCACTTGGTAGGTGAAGCTATTGGTGTCCATGCCGAGCTGACCGCTCTCGTCAAAAACACGCAGGCCAAATAAAGCCATTGATTACCCCAAATAGCCGAGACGGACCCGCAGCACGTTGTTTGCGTCGTAGACCGAGACGTTCAGCGAGTTGATGACCAGCCGCCCCTGTCCCGGGACAATGCCGTTGATTTCAAGCGTTCCGTCTTTATTGAGAATCCAGCCTTGCTGGCCGGCGATGTAGTTGGTTGAGCTGATGTAGCTGCCGATCTTGGCATTGGTGATGGTGCCGTCAGCGATGAACGCCGAATTCATGAACACCTGGCCACCCTGTACTGCGAACGGCACCGAGATAGCACCGCCAGCAATCGTATTGACGATGGCGAACCGATCAGCCGCGACGAGAAACTGGCTTTGCAATCCAGCACCAGTATTCTCGATGCCGAGGCCAATGCCCGCCGCGACGTACTGCCCATTCGCCGCGACCTGCATCTTCACCGACCACATCGTCGTCAACTTGCCGTTGGTATCAGCAAAGGCAGTGGAGGTCTCTTGAATGGCCGCAGAGTTGTTGCCAACCGACACGTTCAACTGCTCGATCTTCGTAGCGGTCGCCGAGGTGTTGGTAGCAACCACCTCAGTCAGTTCGGTGACGTTGGCGGCTACCTGAGTGATGTTGTCGGTGTTGGAGGTGATCTTCGCGTCGTAGGTCTTCAGCTCGCGGGCAGTAGCTTCTGTCTCCGACGCCCTGACCTTCGATTCCGCCGCAATGCTGGATGTACTGTTCCAGCCTTGCAGGGCGTCGGCAAGGTCTCCCTCCCCGCCGTCGTCTCTGGAAGATGCACGCAGCGCCTGAAATGCGGTTGCTTGAGCCGTGACTACGCCGTCGAGTTCCGTAATTTCGGTGGTGTTGGTCGCCACCTGCTGCGCAAGGCCGTTGGCGGTTTCCACCGTCTGGCCGACGTCAAGCCAGTAGGCAGAATTCGGTGGCGGTGTGTTATTCGGTACCGGGCCAGTCGCCTGATAGATGCGCTTGCCCTGCACCACCAGGTCGTACTCTTCGTAGGTATCGTCAGGGTTGTAACCTTTCAGCCCGTCGAGTGCATCGATCTGAGCCTGCAGACCCGGGATCTTATCGATCTCGTCGAGAATGTCCTGGCCCAACTCGGTGCGACCGATCTCGCCCGCGATCATTTCCAGAATCGCGGCAGCGTCAGCGCTCGACTGCCCCTGCACCCCCATGCCGATCGGATACCACGGCCCGATGTTGCCGATTTTGTCGACTATCCGGCCCCAGAAGTAAAACGTCACGCCAGCCCGCAGGCCGAGCAACGAAAAGTCACTCTGTGGGTAAGCCAAATCGGTCAACTTGGTCGCAGCGTCCAAGCTGGTGGTCGGCCCGTACCAAATTTCAGTGCGCTGACTGTCCTCAGCGCCAGCAGGGAAGCCCCATTTCAGATAAATGCCGAACAGCAGCGGCGTGGCCGTCAGGTAGCTGAGTGCAGGCGGCAAGCCTTCCTTGCCTTTGAGGTTGGTCAGGATCGAGTTGCGCCATTGAGACGAGATGTCGAAGGCACTCACCGCACGGACCCGCGCCACGTAGGCACCGGCGTAGATGCCGACCACGTCCACGTTGGTCATGCCGGTACGTTGCAGCTTGATCCAGTTGCCACTGTCCTTGCGCCATTCCACGTCGTAGCCGACCGCGCCATCCACGGCGGGCCAACTGATGGTCATGGTGGCCACGGCCAAGCCCTGCACCACCGACGACGTCGACGTGAGGGTCACACTGGCCGGTGCCGGAACCACCGTGATCGGGATCACGCTGATTGGCCGCTCCTCCAGGCGTGCGCCGGTGTCGATATGCGCGAACTTGCTCGGCTCGAACTGCAGCGCGCTGATCTCGAAGTCGCCTTCGGTGGTGCGCTTGGTGCGCAGCACGCGGTAAAGCGGGATCGCCAAATCGTCAGCGTCGAGCGCCCATTGCAGTTGCGCGACTGGTGGCTCGCCGTAGGCGACAGTCACCGTTACCGCGCGGCCGTTGACGCTCTGCACGGTGCGCCCTTCGGCGCGGCCGCCCGGTAGGTTGATGATCAGCCGATCACCGGCCTTGGCCTGGGTATCGCGATCGAGCGTGACGACGCGGCCAGCAGCTGACGAGATGCGCCCGCCGACCTCCCGCCCGGCCAGCAGCGAGTCAGCCACCGGAATGATGTGGCCCGGCAGCGGAATAACGCCCTCCATGCCGGTCTTGAACGACACGGTGCGGTCTTGGTTGTTGCTCAAGATCGCCCATTTGCCGCGGCGCTGGGCCTCGGAGGCGCGGGTGCAGCCAATGGCACTCAGTTCGGTCGGCCGGTCGCCGTAGCGGCGCTGAAGGTCCAGGTCAGCGAACGGAATGACGTCGGTGTCGTAGTTGTTCGCCGGGTTGTCGTAGCTGACCAGCGCACGCGTGTACCGGGTTTTCGCCGAGGCGCTACCGTACGAGAATTTGCCGTCGATGACGTTGGCCCGGGTGAAGACGTAATCGAAATCCTGCGCGCGAGGCATGTCGGCCTGCATCACCAGCTGGCCCTGCGCCCAGTACGTCATGCCCCGGTAAATCGCCGAGATATCGCGCAGCAGCGACCAGGCGTCAGCCTTGCCCTGCAGGTTCATGTCGCAGAGGAAGCGCGGTTCCTGACCGCCGAGGCCATTCGGCACCAGCTGGTCGCAATACTGGGCAATGCGGTACAGCTCCCACTTGTCGACCATGAACGGTTTGATGCGTTTGCCCAGGCCGAAACGGTCTTCGGTGCAGACGCCGTAGGTGATCCAAGCCGGGTTATTGGTCCAGGCCGATTTCATCGAGCCGTCCCACGTCCCGGTGTAGGTGCGCAGAATCGGGTCATAGTTGCTCGGCACCATCCAGCGCCGGGCCTTGCACTTCACGGTCACCGCCGGAATGTTGGTGAACTGCTCGGCGTCGAACTCGATGTACAGCAGTGCGGTGTTTGGGTACCGCAACTTGGCGTCGATCACTTCGGTGTAACCGGCCACCAGCATGGTGTCGGCGACCTTGTTACTGTTCTGGTTCGGCGTCAGGCGGCGCACGCGGATCTGCCAGCCCGTGGTGGCGGTCGGCAAATCGATGCGGCGCGAGCGCTCGTAGCGTGTGGTGGTCTTGCCGTCGACAGCGTCCACCAGCACCTGCTGATACGCGCCGCCGTCGGTGGCCACGTCGATGGCGTACTCGATGCGGTAACCGCCGACATTGCCTTCATCGTCCGACCGTTGCAGCGCCGGCCAAGCCAGGCGCATGCGCACGGCCGACAACTGGGTATTGCTGATCGAGCGCACCCACGGCGAATCGCTGCGCAGCTCAATGTTCAGCGAGGTCTCGTTCTCCACGGACGGGATGCCCGGGATATAGGTCTGATCCACTGAACCCGGGCGCCAGTCCCACTTCACGTTCGGGAAGTTGTAGTTGCCGCTGGCATCGCGGATCGGTGTGTTGTCCAGGTAGATATCGTAATCGGTCGGGACGCTGTCGAACTCCCCCTCGCCCACGGCGATCAGCAATTTCGCAAGGTTGGTCGAGCGCAGGCTATCGCTGGCTTCGACCGGCGACTTCGGCTTGCTGCTGCCGCCCTTCTCGCCGTGGATCTCGATCTGTTGCGCTGCGCCCATGCTTTCCTCCAGGCATAAAAAAACCGCCTCGCGGGCGGTTGGTGTGTTGCTGTCCTGCTTACACTTTGTCTTCAGCCAGGATCGAGGCCGAGATGATCATCCCGCCCCACCGGCGCTCGCCGATGCAGATCGGTACCGGGTTGCCGCTGGCCGTGGTGTTCTTGGCGCTGCCGAAGGCGTAGGACGGGGCGTTTTCAGGGGAGGCGCTTTGAGAAAGTCCCTTTGCCTGCGGACTGAGCATCTGGATAACGCCGCCGGCGGTTGAGGCGATACCGCCGGCGATCAATGCCGCCCCTTGGGCCGTGGTAGATCCATAGGCGAAAAAGCCGACGGCGATGAGCACGATGCCCAAAACGGTCTGCATCAATCCGGCGCGCTTGCTGCCCGATACGACCGGGACGATTCGGATCTCCCTTGTGCCACCCAGATCAAAAGCCTCAACCGCTTCGTTCTTCCGATTTCGAAAGATGGCGAATCGCATGCCGAGCCGATCAAGTCGGCGGATCTCATTTTCGAAGCCTTCCAGCGTCACCTTAAGCGCCTTGAAGGCCTCCCATACCCGCTTGCTGTCCACTTGGCGACGATGTACTCGTCCAAACTTTTTGGCCAGTGAGCCAGATAGAAGGATCGTGGTCATTGGATTGTAAGCAGCTGCAACGTCAGCCATGTTCTTCTCCGGGCACAAAAAAGCCCGCTGATGCGGGCCTGGGAATGCATTTAAATTGCCGTGGGGGATATATCAAAATTGTCGCCCGAAAGCGTGATACGACGCCTGACCGTCTCACCGGTTTTCACATCAACCTCGCGCTCAACCAAGCCCCAGCCACCGCATGCGGCGCTCGGCTTGATTCCAAGGATATGTTTTCCGGCTTTTACTCCAAATCGAGCTACCTCGCCTGAGGCGAATTCAGCTGCCAGGGTTCCATCAATGTACAGCCGGTAATTACAGCCAGATCCATATAGACCGCTGTCACGCGTGACGAGCAACTGCGACTCCGACTTGGCACTGAACGCATACAGGCGGTTACTCGGAACCGGATCAGCTTTATCCGCCGGCACCGGCGAAGTCGCACAACCCGCCAACAGCGCTACCGCCAACGCTCCTACGATCAATTTCATGCAGGTCACTCCTATTTAAAACTGGCAGGGATGGTCGGCACTTCGACAACTTTCCCGTCTACCATTCTGAATGAAATTACGCGGCTCGCCCCAGTCATACCGTTCGCATGACTCCAGACCCACATTTGCCCATCAGCCCGGGACACTACTGAGTAGGGAGGCCCCATGATCTGGGTAACTTCATCCTCGGTCATTCCTATCTTCACTTTTCTTGCTTCATCGTATGAAAAGCTTGTCCCTGCACAACCTACAAGGGCTAATGCCAATACAGCGGCAGCGGCGAACTTGGTCATCCTCATGGTTCGTCCTCATCCTGAAAGCACGGACTTTATCACCGGAACACCGCTGTACGAATCATCAGTAACACCCCGCCAATCTCCGATAGTAGCCTCATGCCTTCACAGGCAATGACAAGGACAGCGGCGACATGGGAATTAACAAAGATCGCGCGGCGGCGATTAATAGAAAAATGTGCGCACCCGGCGCCGATGATTTCGGAGTATGCGTTGCTCGCGCAGCCCTGATTGAAGAGCTGGGTTCTACCGGGATGCCAGTCTCAAAAATCATTTCGGCACATCTCCCCCTTAACCGAGATCGACCGGTCACCCAGAAAGATGTGGACTACATCAAGGAATTGGCCGACGAGATAAAAAACAGCGACGAGGACACGCTAGAGGGAATATCCGTCGTTCAAAGTGCGGTGTTTATTTAGGACGAATTCCCCAGTCCTTTGCCTGCAAGCCCAAGGACTGGGATTGCGCCAATTTCGGCGCGTTAACGCAAGGAAAGTGAAATGAGCAAAACGCAACTGTCATCGTTCGAAGCCGGGGTGATGTCCGCTCTCGGTGCAATCTCGCTCTATCTCCGCTCACGCCCGGATTACGACCAAGCGGAGCTGACGAAGTACATCGACTTCTTCAAAAACACCCGTCAGCCGGATGCAGAATCGGGCGCGTTTAACCTGCCTCTCGACGCAGTTGGCGGCGACCTGAGCAATGTTCAGGATGCGATTAAGAAAGGTATCGGAGCTAAGCCGCTGTAGCTTTGATTGGCGCATTGTCGCGAATGACAGCTTCGACAATGCGCACTTTACCGTCTTGTGTTACTTCAAATGGCTGACTCATAAATCTATCTCCCGCGGACTGGCCGCATTATTTGGTTGGTTGTGCATTTTTGTGCCTGAGAATCAGGCGTGTTCGGTCTAACCACGGGCCACCGAAAACGATGACTCCAGACGGTCTTCCGTACAGGTGGTGCAGCAGGAACGGCCCGGGGCCGAACGTTGCTGCATCCTCACCTGGCAGCGCCGGATCGGCGCCGAGAAAAATCCCGGCATGGTTCGGGTAAACCGTGCGCCCCACTTCCATCACGATCATGTCGCCGCGCTGCGGCTGGTCGACCCGATAGAAGCCGGCTGCCTCGTAGTTCGCTTCGTAAAGGCTGGTGTTGTCCTTGCTCTCCCACCAGCCGTCGGCGCGCTTGAAGGCTTCGAACTCCAACCCCCATTCGCGCTTGTACCAGTCTGCGCAGACCTGCCAGCAGTCCCAGGCGCCATGGACGAAAGGCCGCTTCAGCAGCGGCACCTCGCCGGCCGGTGTGATGGTTCGCAGATCGCCCTCGGGCCAGCTCAGGATGTGCCAGGGCAAAGCCGTCGCTTCACACATTGCCATGTCGCGCGGCGAAGGCCTGCTGGTGGCGTCCGGATGCGAATGCACCACGCCGATCACTTCGCCGATGTCCTCCGCTGCCGCGTATTCCTCCGGGTCGATCCGGAATTCCTCGTTCGGCTCGGTGGAGACGTTGCGGCACGGGAAGTACTGTTGTTTGCGACCCACGGCCAGCAGCAGGCCGCAGCACTCTTTGGGGTACTCGGCCGCTGCGTGAGCTTGGATCGCGTTCAAAATGTGTTTACGCATATCAGCTCCGTGCGATCAGGGATACGGCCGGGAAGCCACCGAAAGGCAGCGGGTTTCCCTCGCCGAAGCGCGGGACGCAGCCCTTGCTCAGGGTGGCATCACACTCGTCCAGTTCCGGGTTGTCGGTGACGACGCCATCCTTGGTCACGTACGGCCCGGTGTAGCCACAGTTCGGCCCGCGATAGCCACCGGTGAGGCACCAGTGGCACAGCGTCGTGGCCTGCCGGCCGATCGACTCGCTGCCAACGTCGCCCGGGCTGGCCAGCTCCCAACTAACGTTTTCCCCGTCCTCGTTCGTCTTCTGGTCGATGTACCAGACCTCGATCGTCTCTTGGGTTGGGTCTGCCGTTGGATTGCCAGCCGGGAAGTTCGCCGCGTCGAGGTAGGTGCCGAGCGTGTGACGCATGGTCAGCTTGAACTCGAGCAGATCCTCGAACGCTAGGCACAGCGCTGTGATGCGCCCATTGACGTTACCCACCGAGAGAGTGGGCCGAACTGCCGTGCCGTCGCCGTTCGCCTCAATGCCATCGATCTGCATCGGCCAAGCGCTGTACTCGTTGCCCTGCCAGTAGATGGCCTGCGCCGGCAGTTGGTCGGCATTGTCGCCGGCGGCGATCAGCTCAGCCGGTGTATGCGGTATCGCGTGCCCGTGGAAACGCAGCACATCCGCGCCATAGTCCGTGCCGTCCAATTCAAAGAGCAGCACTTCGCTGCCAGGTTCAAGGACCTGGATGTCACTGATCAGCGGCATGATTGCCCCTTATGGTTGGAATGCCCGTTCGAACGTGGCGGTGAGTTTGAAGACTCCGCCGCCCATTGGTGTGGGAGCGGGATTTTTACAGGTGAACAGCCCGAGTTCGCCGAGCGGTGTTGTCCAGAGAAACGCCTTGGCGCCGGCGTGCCGGTCGAGGAACTTCATGATCTCCAGCACCGTGGCCTTTTGGCCGACGCAGGTAACCGGGTAGGAGTCCTCTTTGTTGTTCGGGCCGTCGCCGACGTTCTGCGCGTAGCCGTTGCCGAATTTCGAGGTGCGCACCCGATAGTTGATATCGGGTGTTTCCCCGCGCTCGGTTGGCCAGGTGAATTTCTCGATGGCCATCAGGCCCTCCCATTTGCATTTCGGAAGCTGGTACCGCCAGCGCGCCAAGAGTCGGCTACGGCTTTTTCGGCCACAGCCTGCATCTGCGATTGCAGGTTTCTCGACAGCGCCTGCTGGTCAATCTGCATGCCTTCGGAGCTTCGATCCTCGGTCACCACCGTCACCGGTGCGCTGATGCTGATCGCAGTCCCGGAGCCACCGCCGGCCGCAAGAACACCCAGCTTGCCGCTGGAAGTCCGGGTCAGCGGCATGATCGCCTCCGGCCCCGCCTCCCCCATGACCCCCGCCCGGCCGCCGGCCATCCCGAAGGCGGTCGGCGTGCTGACGACGCTGTTGGTGAAGGCGCCGCCGTTGGCGAACATTTGCACGCCCGACGACCAGGCACCGCCGAGCGCCTGCGGGAAGTAGTTGCTGGAATAACCAGCCGAGGACGCGCCGAGATTCGAAGACGTTGCACCAGCAGATCCAGCCGCCAGCCCGTTACCGCCGCCTCCGCCAGTGAAGTAACTGGTGGCAGCACCGACAAGGCTGCTCAGCAGCGCAGAACTGGCCTGGCGGGTCGCGATCCGCGCCATGTCCGCCAGAATGGACTTGGTGAAGTCGGCGAACGATAGCTTCCCAGTCATGGCGAAGTTGACGACCGCGTCCTCCATCGAGCTGAAGGCGTTGCCGAACAGGGTTTTCGTCTGGCCGGCAATGTTGCTCGCCGAGTCTAGGTAGTTGGCCCAAGCCGATGTCGCGCCTTTGGTCCAATCACCCTGCGCTGCCTCCACATCCGCGTAGTTCTGGCGGATTTGGTCGGTGGCCGCCTTGTTCGCGTCGGCGAGCGCCTGCGACTTACGGCTGAACTCCTCCTCCGACATATTGCGCGACGGATCGGACTTCTGATTCGCGAGTTCCAGCGCCTGCTGTGCGAACCGGTCTTGCTGGCTGTTCAACTCGTTGTTGAGAGCGTTCTGACGATCGCCCTGGCCGACGCCGAGAACGGCGCGCTGTCCTGCCAATTCCAGAGCCCTCTGTTGCTGGGCCAAGGCTTGGACGTAGGTCGTGATCGACCGCTCTTGTCGAGCAAGGCGACCGGTCTCGTTCGTGGCCAGAACCTCAAGCTGGCTGTCCGCCTCTTTCTGCGCCTTGACCATCCCGGCTCGCGCATCAGCGATCTTCTGGTCGAGTTGGATGCTTTGCGCAGCAGAAGTGGTTTTTTTCGCCTTCGCGGCTTCCAGTGCGGCAATCTCCGCCTCGTAGGCCGCAGTCACCTCGTCGCGCTCGTTGCCGATCAGCGCTTCGCGCTTCAGGGCATAGTCGGTTTGAGAGACCAGCCCAGCCTTCTGCGCGGCGTCCAGTTCCTTCTGGGCGTTTTTGTACTCTTCGCTGATGGCTACCAAGTTGTTCTTGGCATTGTTGAAGCCGGTCAAATCGACCTGAGTTCCGGCAGCCTTCGGATCCTTGAATTGGTCGTTGATGTTCGCCAGGTTCTTGTCGATCGCGGCCTGATTCAGGCGAGGGTCGTTGGGCGCGACCTTGCGGATATCTTCGAGCTGCCGCTTGTACTCCTTGATCGCCTCGGTACGCTTCTGTTCATTCGTCCACGCAGACTTGGTGAGTGCATCGATCTTGCCCATGGCGGTAACAGCTTCGCCCTGGGCTTTTGCCTGTTCCCCTTCCCATTTGGCGATGTCGGCTTCCGCTGCCTTCCGATCCTCCAGCATGTTGAGACGATTCTGGTAGAGATCAATCATCTCCTGCTTGTTCTGGAACAGACCAACATTGCCAGACTGGGCCGATTCCAGATTGCGCCGAGCCTGCTCGATATCGGCGTTGATATCCGGCCGGCCAAGGTTCTTCAAGTTGTCCGCCGCTCGCGCAACGGCGTTGTAACCTTTCTCCCAGAAACTCAGGTTCTCCAGAATTCGCGGGGTTCGCTCGTTGATCGCGTCGGCATACTGCTCGGTCGCCAGTTTCACAGCGCCGGCGTGGTCGCCCTGCTTTTCCAGCGCGGCGATCTGCGAGTAAACCGACGCGGTCAGGTAGTGGTATTGCTCATTCAGCGCAGCGGACGCCTTGACCGGGTCGTCGGCGAGCTTGGCGAACTCGGCTACGGTCTCGCTTACGGCCTTGCCAGTCGCCTCCTGCATCGACACGGCAGCCTGGGTGATTCCGGTGAAGCTTTCGCCGGCGATCTTGCCGTTGTCGGCCAGCAGAGCGAGCACGGCTGCGGCTTGGCCAGTGGTGCCAACGGTTGCGCTGACCTGGCGGGCCATGTCGCCCAATTGCCCGGCGCTCACACCGGCGTAGTTGCCGGTCAGGATCAGCGCTTTGTTGTAGCTGTCCTGTTCCTCGCTTCCCTTGTAGAAAGCATACGCCAGACCACCTACGGCGGCGGTGGCAAGCGCGAGCGGGCCGAGAATGGCGAGCAGTCCCGCTGCGCCCGCGCCTGCACCGGCGCCCAATTGCGCAACCGCACGTACGCCACTTCCCCAGTCTCCCGAGGACAGCGCATTCCCCAACTGAACGACGTTTTCCTGTGCCTGGCGTGTACCGAGGCGCAGCTTGTCGAAACCGGTGGTGGTTTTGTTGAGCTTGTCGTAATCCTTGTCGATCTTGCTCAGGGCGGTGTTGTACTCGTCCTGGCTGATCCGGCCGGCATCCAGATGCTTGCCCAGTTGCTCGACCTGGGTATCCAGCTTCGCCAGTGCGGCGCGGGCCGGGTCAATGGTGCCCATCAGACTGTTCAGCGCCTTCTGCTCATCCATGGCCGACTTGGCCAGTGCGACCTGTTGCTTGTCGAGCTGCGCCGAGATCTTCGCGGCCTCAGCCTCGCCATAGGCGCCGGTTTTGGTCAGCTTCGCCAGCGCATCGCGCTGCTTGGCAAGGTCCTGCGTGGTCTTGGCACTGGTAGAGAGCGACTTCTCCAGCGCCTGCATTTCGTTCATCAGCGAAACGGCAGACTGCTCGGCCCGGCCGCCGGCCTTCGCCATTTCATCAAGGCTCGTTTTGGCCTCGATTGCATCGGCCGAGTCGATCTTCACGCCGAGTTCTGCAATGTTCATCGACTCACCTTGAATAAGTGCCCGTGATTACGAGCTGTTTTCCCTTTCCTCCGCCATGACGCGCAGGGCTTCGCCTTCCAGCACCTGCAGGTCAGGAAAGATTTCAGCGAGTTTCTTTCTCTTGATGCCGAGGAAGCCGGCGACGTCTCGAATGCAGTTGTAATCGAGGCCGATGGCGCCCCCGGCGCCGACCCGCCACTGCGTGGACATTCGGTTGAACAATAGGAAGGCCGGCCAGTTGCATGGCCAGACCTCTGTTTCCTCTTCCAGATCGCCCGGTGCGAGGCCGAACATGCTCATCAACTCAACCGGTGCCGCGGGCGCATATAGGGCGCGCGCGGCGTCGGTCAGTTTCCCAGGCGGGCCTGGTTGTAGGCGCTTTGATAGGCCTCAACCACTGCTTCGGTTGAGCCTTGGCACGACCTCACCAGTGCGGTGATGCTCTTCTCATCGAACTTGTCGTCGAAGGCCCAGCCAGCTACCAGATCCTTGATCTGCTGAACCTGCTGGAGTGCGTCTGCAGCGACCACTTCAGAGAGCGATGGTTGATCTCCGAGCGCAGCCATGGCCTCCTTGCGATTCTGGTTCCACTCATCGAAAAGCGCGGCCAGCTCCAGCCGGTCGCGATACTTGAACGTGAACTCGATCTTTTCAGGTTCGCTGGCAACGATTGGGATCAGCACCATGGCCTTGAACGTCGGGTTCTGGGCAATGCGGATTTTTGCCATGGGTTACACCACCGCAGTCAGGTAACGGGTCGGCTCTGCTTGCAGCGCGAGGTTCACGGTGCGGGTCAGCAGGTTGTTGCGGGAAACTGCCGGCTGCTTGGAGAACGACGTGTAAGCGCCGTAGAGAAGCGTGTCATTGCCCGGCAGGTTCAGGCGCGCAGCTTCGACCTGTTTGCCGGCATCAGCCTTCATCAGCACCTTGTTGAAGTCCTGCGCCGGGTCATCCGCCAGGGTCAGCACCATGCTGGCCGCCGATTTGTCGGTCGGAATTTGCTTGCCCTGGTCATCCTCGAGGAAAACCACGTCGAGGTAGTTCTGTTCACCGCCGGAGAAGGCGACGTCGGAGATTTGCGGAATTTGCACCCAGGTCAGAACCTTGCGCATGGTGCCCGCGCCGCCGCCGGCCGGAAAGATCTGCGTGTCAGTGGTGTCGATGCCTTCCAGCGTGATTGCCGTGGCGGTCGCTGCCTTCACTCGAACCACCTTACTGTCCAGCTTGCTCCAGCCCGAAGTCAGCAACACGATATCGCCGGCGCTCAGCGTGCCGCCCACAACGGTGGCCACAGCTTCAGTGGCGTTGGTAATGGAGGCGAACGCCAGTGCAGTAGCATAGGTTGCAGCATGCTGGAAAGTGCCGCCGTTCGGGATCTTGTAGCCCATGGGTATTTCCTCTTTGCAGATATGAAAAAACCCGCTCGATGGCGGGTTCTGGGTTTGCCCAATGGGCGAATTAGTTGGTGTCGGCTCGATAGGTGAACGAGACCGGGACGGTGTACGCGGAGTCGCCAGTGATGCCTGGGCCCTGGTCAACTGGCGACATAGTCACCACAGTCACAGCCCCTTTCGTGTCCCGAGCGTACAGGGGGAACAGGTTCGTCAGCTCCTCGACGATCGGGTTCGTCTTTGTTTTCCCGGTACCGGCCGGCGCAATAACGCTCACCTGAAACACGCCGGTGAACAGCCGGTGATCGCCGCCGAGCGTGTTGCTCGCGGTATCACCCGGGATCGTGAACGCTCGCACATAGATTTCATCCGCTGCCGGCGTGTAGGCCGTGTTCTCGAAGACGATCTTCAGCTTCTGCGGCCTGGCATTGTTCCAAGTGATGAGCTTTGCCTCGTAGATCGAGGCGATGATCGCGTGACTCATACCTGATTGTTCCTGATGGCCTCCTGCACGATCTGCTGGAAGCGAGCCACGGTTACCCGGACCATCCCGCTGGGGGCCTGTTTGGAATGGCCGAACTCTAGCGGGATCGCGTAGGGCAAGTTGTTGATTAGGTAGACCATCTGGCCGGCGGTGAAGTCGCTGATGGCGGCGACCAAGGCCGCGATGGTCTCGGCGCCGCTCGGATCCACCTCGTCGAAGGTGACATTCTCGACCACGCCGATGGATAGGTGCCAGTTCGCCCGGAACCGGCCGCCCACATAGCCCTCCGGTGCGACGATGTCCATGCCGTCGTTGAGCTTGCGACCTTTCTTGAGCCTGCCGCCTTTGGTCAAGTTGGCCGGGTCGCTGCGCAGCGCGGAGTTGTGGTCGTCAACGGCCTTGTTGTACTGGGCCGCGACAGCGTTCTGCGCCCATATCTCCGGGTTGCCCACGGGAGACATGCGGATCAGGCTACTGCCGACCTCGATGATGATCTCGCGCACGCTCGCGTCAATGGCTTCGCTGGCCTGGGCAGCAAACTCGGCAAGACTCAGCGCGAAGCTGCCAGATTGCCCGGTACCCGCCCTACTCATGACCGCACCTGCAGCTCATATAGGATCGGCGTCCCGGCGGGGTTGACCTCTTTCAGCGGCGGGACAATTGCCCATGTACGGCCTTGGGCGACCACGTTGTCGAGCAGGCCCGGCACCCAGGCCAAACCTTGCGCGGCGATCTTCAGCTTCTTGTCGCCCTGCTTGATGAGGCTGTTGTTCTGGTATTCCTGGCCGGTGAAGTCAAGCAGGATACCCTGGGCGGTTTGCTCTACGGGCACGCCAGGGGCTTCGCCGCCGATATCCGGATCGTACTCGCCCGGCTCCGTCTTGCTGATGGTCACGGGCTGGCCGAACTCTGTGATCATCTCCAGAGCCATCAAGGCCATTTCGTCATAGAAGGCCATGGTGGCTCCGTTTCAGCTATGCGCGCACGGCGAACAGACCGCGCTTCTGTAGGTAGTCAGCAAACTGCGTAGCGCTTGGCCGGTCCGGCGCCGCTGGCAAAAGTCGGCCGCTGGTGTTCGGGATCGCCGCGTACTCGCGTGTGACAGCGCCTTCAACACGCTCCAGCGTTACCGCGCCTTTGCGCTTCTCGATCGGGTCGACGTCGTCAGTGTGGATCTCTGCGGCCAAAGCCATCTGACCGTACTGGATTCGCGCTGGCAGGTAGTTGTCGGGCTTGATCTCGTAATCTAACTCGACACCGCGGCGCGGCCAGGCCAGAGCCTGCTCGCTGTTGGACTTTCGCCCTTTCCACGTCATGCCATCCATCGCCAGTGCGGCGCGACGCAGCAGCGCTTCCTGTGCTGGCACTTCCGCCGGGATGACCACGCCGAACTTCACGGCGTACATGGCCAAGTCCTCGGCAGATGCGTAGCTTTCGGCGTCAGGCTTGCCGGTACCGTCCTCGATGATGAGAGTCATGAATCAGCTCGCTGTGTTGTTTGAATCGGGCGCCAGTGAATGGGCACCCGGATTATTATGCCTTCGGAAGCTCAGCGACCGCCTTTTCCAGCGACTCAACCGAAGCATTCGCCCGGTACGGCACATTGGAGGCGTCGAGTTGCGCTTTGAGGCCGGCGATCTTCTCGGCATTGTCGACCGGTTCCGCTGCCGCCTTCAGGCGTTCGACTTCAGCGCGGAGAGATTCAACCTTGCCAGCCAAATTGTCGCGCTCACCCGTAAGGGTTTCGAACCCCTCATGAATGGCTCTCAGCGCACCGAACAGGCGGATTGGCAGTTCGCCGGCGCCAGGGTGTTCCAGATCGGACAGACCTTCAGCGGCGTCGATTAACAACACGATGCCGTCACGCTCCGCATTCAACTTGTCGATCAGCTCCTGCAGCGCAGCGTGATCACCACTATCGGCGATCAGCAACACCGGCGACGGCTCGACCTGCCGCACCGTCACCTCCGGCACATCATCGGCCTCACCATCGCGATTTTCGGTGATGCTCGCGTCGATGATGCGCAGGCCGTGTTCCTTCGCCAGCGCCTTCACGTCTTCCCGGTACTGGTGAAACGGTCCGGGCAGATACCAGATTTTATTGCTCATGATTGCATCTCCGCCAAGCCGGGCACACGTCCCGGCCTGGACATCACGGGGTTACTTGGAGGCGTCACCGATCAGAGCCACACCGGCGGTGTGCTTGATGCTGGTAGCGGTCTTGTCCCAGTTGGTACCGGTCGCCAGCTCGGCGTCGGTCGGCGACTTGCCGCCGGTGGTGGTATCCCAGGTGTAGCCCTTCAGGCCCAAGCCGAAGGTGTAATCGGTTTGGAGTGTGGTTTCGATGCGCTCTTTGCCGTTGGTGGTCTGGACATTGCTGATGATGTCGCGGCCGTCGTGGACCAGCGCAGCGCCTTGCACCAGGGAGAGGATGATTTCCTTGTTCGGGGTGCCGGCCTGCATCAGCGCAGGGGCATCCGTCACAACGGAGATCTTGCCGAGGATGTCCACCACGCGAACGTTGCCTGCCTGGAACAGCTGCTGCTGGTTCGCCAGGTTCTGGCCGACCAACTTATGGTAGCTGGTGCCCTGCATCACTTGGGTGACCAAGTTCTGGCTTGCGTCGCCGAACTTCGCATGCGCGTTGTTCAGGCCGGCGTAGCTGATACCTGCGGTAGCCGACACATCGTTGACTGCTGCCGCTTGAGCGGTGATTGCTGCAACCAGTGCCGCGATCGCAGTGTTCAACTGGTCCTTCAGCAGGATTTCAGCGAACGCACGGCTGGCGACTTCGATGCCTTGCGCAGTTGGGCGCTCCAGCCAGGTCATCTGCGATGGTTCATAGCGGATCGGGCCGAAGCCGCCGGCGACCTTCACCGAAGTGTTTTTCAGTTCGGTCAGGTCGGTTGCAGCAACGGCGGCGTTGGCGCTGTAGCGGTCCACGCGGCGCTGAGCAGCAGCCAGGGTCTGGAAAAACGACTCTTGGAGGAAGTCGCCAGTGAAGCCGTCCGGGGACAGCACGATAGCGCCGCGACTCGCAGCGTTGAAAGCGGCCAGGTACTGATCCAGCGTCTCGAGAGTCGCAGGCATGATGTACTGGTTGAAGACCTGCATTTGCGACAGGGACATGAGTTATTTCCTTACGATTGAGGGAGATCTGGGAACCGGCTTGCGATCGCAGCCGTGCGTTCCTCTTTGGTACCGCCGATTTTTCCTTTCGGGGCCCCGCCCCCACCACCTGCACCGCCGGCCCCGCCGCCAGATGCTTTACTGCCCGCGATCAGCGGCGCGAACGCCGCGTCATTCGCGATTTCTGCTTTCAGCTCGTCCAGCGTTGCCGCCGAGAGCTTGCCCTGTGCGTCGAGGACGACCACAACAGGCTTCCCATCGCGCTGCTCGACGCTCAGACGGCGTTCGATGTGCGGCAACAGGGCTTTTGCGCTGCCTTGCACTGCAAGTGCAGAGGCGATGTCAGTAGCGGTACGCCCTACAGTCAGATCCCGGATCTGCCCGCTCAACGTTGCCCGCTCCTGTTCCAACGTGCCGGTTAGCTCAGCTTCTCGGCGAGTGAATTTCTCTGTCCACGAACGCTCGAGCTCTTCGACGTTGCCGGACTTGCGAGCGAGTTCTTCCCGCTCCAGACGCGCAGCCTCTTCGGCTTCGCGCGCCTTCTTCTCGGCGGCTTTTTTCTCGCCAAGCAATTCATCAACCTTGGCCTTCAGGCCGGATACATCTTCTTGCTGCGGCAGACCTTCAATGCCGAGTACGAACTTGCCGTCCTTCTCGGTGTAAAGAGCGCGCACGGCTTCATCTACCCCTTCCAGGGTATCCAGTTGGAATTTCAGCATTGGTTGTCTCCCAGAGACTTAGGTGCAGGCCCTGCCTGCGGGAATAAAAAAACCCGCGTTAGCGGGTCGGATTACTCAATAAATTAGAATGTCAACGGTTCCGGCTGTGGCGGGGTCGTAAAGATTACCGGGATAAGCGGCTCTGACCTCCCGATGAATATCAGCAATCATTGACGTAAGACGGCGTCGCGTCTCCAGAGTTTTGAGCAGATCCTTTGACCCAGCTATAAACCAAACGATTTCCTTCAAGTCTTCATCAGGTAGGTTTTTTCGGGAAAACTGCCTCGCAACCAGGTTTTCTATTTGCACTTTCTTCGCGATGATTTTGTCAGGATCAGTTTTGATGTCTGACTTCAAAATAAACCAATAAAAACGCAACAAATGCGATAACTCTTCCGGCGGAAGATTAAATAGTTTGGCCATACGCAGTCCCTAGCAATTTCCAAAATACTAAAGATCCGCAGATTGAAATGCTAGCGGCTCAAGTGTCTTCATCTGCTTCAGAGTTAACGGTTTGAAATTCCGGTCAAGTTGCAGCTCTGCGAATCGCTCGACACTCAGGCCGCCATCACGGAACAACTTCGCCCGAACCGGGCCGATGGCCTTGTCCTGAAAAGCTGCTGGCTGCTGCTTGAGCCAGTCGTAATAGCTGAGGTCTGCCCTCACCTGCTGCGCGCCGCCGTCGCCGATGGATGCCCGCGTGGCGTCCTTGGCGAACAAGGCGCTGAAGCGCGTCACCGCCACCACAGTCGAGCGGCAGTTGATGTGGATCGGCGGCCGCGGCCCCTCGGTCAGTTTGAACCGGCGCTTATCGAGCGTCCGGCACTGACTGGTCGTCTTCGAATCCAGCGTGCTGACCCACTCCACCGACGGCACGACATCGGAGTTCGCTTTCAGCGTCTCCATGCGCGCCTGGGTGGCGACGTGCTGCACCGCCGTCCGCACGATGGCTCCAGCGTTGCGGTTGGTAGTGGCAAGGATGCCGTCGTTGTAGTTCAGCGCCTTGGTGCCGCGAATGTTTTTGATGATCTGGAAGTTGGTCTGGCCTTCGAAGAAGCCCTGCCGGATCGCGCCTGTGAGGCGTTGTCGCTCGGTGGCGGTGAAGCCATCAATGAACGACTTGAGTAACTTGCCGCCGTCCGCACCACGCACGCTGAGCGGGTTGGTGAGGATTGCCGCCCTGATTGCAGCAGCGCCAGGCACAGCTGCATCGAACGAGACGCCAACCGGCGCCGCCCGGGTCAGGCTGGTCGCCTCGAACTCGGCCTCGTAATTGGCGATATCCACCAGATCAAGGTTCAGCTTCTCGCTGTACCGGTCGAAGATGCCCAGCAGCAGGCTGTCGACCTCGCTGAGCAGCCGCTCCAAACGCGCAACGGTGTAATCCGTCAGATCCGCCCGAGTCAGCCGCTCGCGGATCGAGCGGTCGATCTCCCTCAGGAATGGCGCGAACTTCGCCACCTCACCCGACTTCAGTTGCTCGAGGAAGACGGCGTGTCGGATCGTGGCATCAAGGATTGCTTGGTTTGCCGCCATTCGGAATCACCTCGTCATCACCCAGGTCGGGACCGGTTCCTTGCGCCTCCAGTTCGTCCCGGATTTCATCGTCCGTCTTCTCCGGGTTGATCACGCCGCGATCGCGCAGGTACTGCCAGAAGTCGCCTTCCGGCAGCTTGCCGCCCTGCACCGCATTGAACAGTGCAGCCAGGATCGTCGCGTCGAGAGTGATCTGGCTGAAGTCTTGGTTGAGCTTGTAGACAACTTCGCCCGAGGCGTTCACGAACTCGGCCATCCACTCAAGGCACTGGCTGTAGGCTTCGCTGACGTTGCTGACCACCAGCGACAGGACGCTGTGTTCGGCGGCGCTGTCGTTGTCGGCCTGGGTTGCGGTCTTCACTGCGCTACCACGCTCAATGAGCCGCGCGCCGAGCGACACCATGTCCTGCTTCTTGGATTCCATGGCCTCCTTGGCCACCGTGTTCGGCTGAGCCTGCCAAACTCCGCAGGTGCCGTTTACCGGAAGCAGCCAAGGCGCTCGGGAGCCGAGGAATATCCCATTCGTCTCCATGTGATCGCGCCACTGCTCGTCCAAACCAGCCATCCACGGCTGAGGCTGACCCACCAGATAGGCAGCTTCCTCGTAATCCGCGCTGTTTCGGTAATGGCCGATGTTCACCTCGGCCATGTCGTACAGCGGTGCATCATCGATGGTCGTGTCGTTGTTCTCGCTGCCAACAAACTGGAACGGGATCACCTGCCATGGCCGGCCAATCCCATTCAGCGGCGTGAACGGAGCAACAATTTGAGAAGTCTTGCTCGAACCCTCCTCCCAAACCTCTTGCGTGTACTGGCCAGCAAGATCAAGGCGTAACACGCGGTATTGCACGACTTGCTCGCTACCGAAACCGTCATCCGTGTCGACATCGACTGTCTCACGCAGCACTACAAGGCTGAGCAGGTGCTGGCCGCCGATCTGGCGGGTCTTCCAGTTGATGATCGACTCTGCGGTGTAGCTCGCGATGTTCGCTCGGGCACGGCCGGACAATTCGTCGGCCTTGCTGACAGTTCCAGCCTCAACCGCGGCGTAATCCACCAGCAGCCCATGGCGACCCACTTCGAGCAGGTGCCCGATCACCGACTGGGATTGTTGGTAGACGCTCACACCCTGACCGTCGACGTCCTTGGCCACGTAATCGAGCGCGCCGGGAACAGTCAGCGTGGGCCAGGTGCGGAATACCGCACCGACTAGGCTGTGCTTCGTGCGCCCCGTGGCGTTGTAGAACACTGCCCGCTTCTTGTACGCCTCGTAGCGCTGCTTGTTGTCCTCGCCGGTGTCGGCCGCGTTCGGCCTCGGCAGGTAACGGTCGCCGGCAGTCTTGATGGTTTCCGACCCTTTGCAGACGTCGCGCACCAAGCGCCAGCGGTACTGTGCCGCCTTGTACTCGGGACGAGTAAAAGTGACGTCCGTCATCGGGCGACTCCCATTTTCATTGAGGTGACCGGTTTAACGATCGGGTACTCGCGGTGAATGAAGTAACCGCCGCCGTCGTTGGCGTGGTCGTTTCCTTGGCTCTTGTCTGGCTCGCCGTTGGGCGCCCATATCTGCTGTTCCAGGCCGTCGGCGTATGTCGGGCAGGTGAACGGATTGACCAAGTAACGCCGCTCGCCCTGAGCGTTGCAGAACATCGCGTTCATGGCGTTAATCCGGTCCTTCACCGGCGGGTTGGCCGCCGGCGCGATGACTGTGAAGCCTGCCTGCTTAAGCATGGCGATATCGGTGAGACTGGCATTGACCGACTTGCGCGAATCACCTGAGGCGTCCGGGTAGATCCGGATCTCGCAGGTTTTCCTGAAGTCGTTGCCGGTGTGTTCCCAGTACCGCTCTTTGATGCGTCGGATCATGTCCGGCGTGTCGTAGCCATCCATCAGCTCGTCCACGGCGCGCGGCAGGCCCTGATCACGCTTGACGTGTGTGATCGCCGCCATCTTGCCGACGTTGAAGTCCATACCGATGAACAGCGGCTCGCCAGGCTGCACAGTGTCGAAGCACTGGTTCAGCTTGCGGTCGTAGGCGTGGTAGATCGATCCGGACGTCAGGTTGACGAACTGGCCATTCAGGTACGCGCGGATCAGCTGCTCGGGGTACGACTCCATCAGCGATGCAATGTAGTCGTCAGGCAGGTTCAACTCGTTGTCGAAGGTGCTAGCCTGGATAAGTCCATACATCTCCTTCAGCGCCGGCTTGTCGCGCAGCTGCTTCACGAACTGGAGAAAGACGAACTTAAAGCCTTCCGGCGTCGTAGTTACGTCCACGCCGTTCTTCAGCCCGGGGATGTTGTAACGCATCCGGGCAATAATCTTGCGCCAGGCCTGCTGCGCCTTGATCGACGTCAGCACGTCCAATTCATCGACCAGCGCGTGACCGATCTTGAAGCCGACGATGGTCTGCGGCTTCTCCATCGACCGGCAAATCACAGTGCCGCGATACTGCCGGCCGCTGTAGATGTGAACCTCATGGTTCGCCTGGTTGATCTTGGTCTTCAGCCCCCAGTCGTAAGCCACCTCCTCCATCGTGGGATAGAAGATGTCGCGGATCTGCGGGTAAGTCGGTGCGAAGTAACCCGCGTTGACGCCGGGCCACTCCATGAAATGCTTGCTGAGCGCCGAGCATCCGACCCAGGTCTTTCCGGAGCCGAATCCAGCGACGAATGCGCGAAATTTGTGGGGTAATAGGAGGAACTGCGACTGCGGAACGTTAAGGCTCGGCATTCGGCTTCCTCGCATCCACTACGTCGACCTGAATGCGCGTCGGGATTGCTGGTTCCTCGTCAGGCTCATCCTTCCGATGGCGATTGACGTAGACGTCGCCGACTTCCTTCGCGGCCTGCTCGAGGATCTGCATGGCCAGGCCGATGTTCTTCATCGTCTCGGCCCGCTCGACAAACCGGTTCATGGCTCGTAGGCGATAGGCCCGATTGGCGATCGGGATCTCGGCGGTTTCTTCGCGGAAGCGCTTGCGGGCATCTTCAAACATCGTCACCCAGCGCTTGGCCAGGCCTTTCCCTGATGTCTTTGTCGGGTCGTGTGTCTCCACCTGTTGGCGGGTCACCGTTATCCCGTATTCCTTTTGGACGGCTTCAACAACCTGTGACGGCGTGTCGAAGCACGCCAAGGCCTGAACGATAAAGGCCTTCACGTCGTTTTGAAGGGCTGCCATAGATTTTCATCCGTCCAGAGCCTGTCCAGAATCAGGCCGACTTGAGCAGACAGGTTCCGCAGGCCCTCGATATGTTCAATTTCCCCACCTCAGCAGGATTGTTTGCAGCGTCCACCAGCTCTTGAACAGCTGGGCTTGCTCCATAGCGACGCACCACACCGACGAACTCTTCAACGTCGTGTCCACGCATCTCAAGCTTGGGCAGTCCTTCCTGGGTGAACTTGGGAGCGCCGTACTGATCGGTCGCCTGAGCGATGTGAAATAGCTCGTGCTCCACCAGCGCGCAGAAGTCAGCGTCGGAACAGTCAGCGCAGTAGTCGGCGGCCAAGGTGATGATGAAGGCCGGCACGTCGCCGAACCAATCCAGCATCTGCTGCTCCATCCGGGCTTTCTGCCAACCGCCGGCGCGGAAGGCGACCTGTTCGGCCTGGCCCACGACCGTACGCCCCTTCTTCGTGAAGGCAGCAGACGCCCACATAACACGAATGTCCGCATCGATCAGATGGGCGTGGTCTTCGTTATGGATGCTGCCGGTGTCTGAAAGGATCTCGACTTGGAGCCACTTCCACACTTCCGGAGCAGGGATCAAGCGAATACCGAAGCTGGAGAGTTCCGACAGTTCGATTAGTGAAGTAGGAGGCATAGGTCGATTCAACATCAGCTCCCCCTTCCAGTGAACCTTTATGGTCTATGGTAAATTGACTGATCAGCCTACGAGGAAAATCAATGACCGAGCTAATCACTGAAAGCTTGGTGATACAGGCTGCCCGGGAATGGTCGGCACGAAAGAACAAAAGCGAAACGACCGCCGTTGCCAATGCAAGCCAAACAATGGCCGCGCTCAAAGCCAAGCTCAGCAAAGCAGATTATGGTCAGGCATTGGTAAAGCTCTATAGGGGGTACGAAGAGTCTTAAGGCTAGTGTCCTCAACTCGACACATTTTGCCATTCGCAAATCGTGTCGCGGTCTACTCTGCCTTGCGGGCCGGTAACTTAATGTCAGTCACTCGGTCGGCGATGTTGCGGATCTTCTCCACGCCCAGGAAGCCAACCCAGCCGCCGGCGAATGTCGCCATGCTCTGGGGCAGTCCGAAGAAATCCAGCCCGCTGATGATGGTCAGCGTCAGGCCGCCGCAAATGGCGCCCTCCACCAGCATCTGGCGACGCGTACCGCCACCGTAAGTGATTCGCAAGACGGCCATAGCGCAGGACAGCGCAGCCGCATAGAGGATCGGCGAATGCTGGCTCAACCACGCAAGCGCTATCGCCCATGTGTCTGGTTTGTCTGGCATGTTTGGCATCTCGGTTCCTCCCCGTCAGGGAGTGGCTATTCATTGTCAGGGCCTTCGCAAGGATCGCTCTGACTATGGGAAATAAGTGACCTAAATCAAAGAACTACAGATTGTCCGACAATTCTTTGAATTTTCTGAAAGGCGCAAAATCATTAGTTCATGAGCAATAGGAGGACTCATGAAACAGGTCGATGTTTTCGTGGTTGATTACAAGCTTCATGGGGAACCTAAGTCGTTCGTCATTCGGACTAAGGTGATGAACAATGCAGAAGCCTGGCAATGGGCGAGCTGTGACGCGGGCATCGCTCCTATCCCAAGACCAGGCCGCCCTCCCATCAAGCGCTACACCAAGCCTATGGCCGAGCGCTTCGGGGTCACCGATGTGCGATGGCGCGAGTCTTCCGCCATTGCCTGGGAAGAGGATCAAGCAAATGACAGAGAGCATTCTGGGCTTTTTCGATGAACACTCTTGGGATGACGAAATTGCTGCCAATACCAAAATGTTTCGTGATGCAGATCTACTCGATGACGCCGCTTATAAGATCATTCAAGCCGATCCGGAAAGCGCGGAAGCATGGTCCCGCTTCACGGAAATGAAAGCCGTAGCCGATGCAAAACGAACCGCTGCTTATCAGGACTGGATGCGCATCAGGCGTCAAATGAGGAAGAAATAGTCGCTCGTCTTTCCGAGCTGTCTGCCAAAGACCTTCTCAGCGTCGACGCCCCGTTGCATCGATCTCGCTGATCCAGTCTCGCGCCACCCCGAAAGCAAGTTGAGGTCAGGGTGCGCGGGCTGCCGGTGTTGATTCCGTACGTCGCACTATCCGGCTATCGACGTCCAGGCATTCCCGAAGGCTGTCCTGGCTACAGGTGTAACTACAGATTCTTTTTGTGGATGCGCCAACCCATGGCGACACCGGGGTGCAGATACTCGCCGGTGCGCGGGTTGCGCGAGAAGTCGGTCTCGCCAACTTGGCGTGCGACCGCTTCCCAAGCCTTTCTGGCGCGCTCCAGCAGATTGCTTTTGGCTTTCAGCTTCATGCGCAGCTCCAGAAGGTTGAATTCGAGGCAATAAAAAACCCGGCGCGGTGGCCGGGTTTCGTTCGTCAGTCCTACACACGCAGGAATGACAGGATGGGTGAATAATGCGACATGGCGACATGACATTGCAAGCCCTTTTGAGGGACTATTTTATGCCGCTTCGCCTTCCAGCACTCCGACTGCTTCAAGCATGTGTTGCGCCTCGACCAGAGCCTCGTTCACAAGTGACTCCAAGCCGTCCTTGATGGCCTTGTTCCAGCGCTGGTAAGTGCGCTCTGTAAGCCCTTGGGAATCCCAATTCGTCATTTCGTAGTTCGAGTCGGCCAGGACGATCATCTCGCCGGGCTTGTCCTCTGCTACCGCGCGCGCATGCTTGTTGGCCCGGGCAACATCAGCGTCGGCTGCCGCGTTGCGCCAATCCCACTGCCCCTCCTCCTTGTTCTCCCGGTGCTTCGGCGCCTTGATCTGGGTAACCGCTCGCTGAATGCCCTTCACCTGCTGCGGAACCGCCCAGACCAAGACGGACTGTTGCGTGAAGCGCTGCGGTGCTGGGGTCTTCACCACGGCGACCAGCCGGCCGATGGAATCGATTTTTCGGCCACGGTGGGTGCTGTACTTCGCCACCAAGGCGTTCCAGTGCCGCGGAGAAAGCTGGGCGTGCAGAAGCTTGTGCACGATGCAGTCAGCCAACAGCGCGGCATCCTTCCCGGATATTTCACCCTTGAGCTTGCTGGCCTGTACCCGGGGCTCGACGTTGCATCCGCCGGAACTGTTGATCGTCTCGGCAGCCAAGGCCCGGACTACTGCTGAGATCACGTTGTGGTAATTCATGCTGCCTGCCCCTTTTTCAGTTCTCGGGTCTTGGCCCGGTATTCGGCCTTGATGGTTTTGATTTCGTCCATTGCTATGCCCTCAAGTGCGGCAGGTCGTGCGCCGCCAAGTAATCGTTGCGCGCCTTCACTGCGTCGTTGAGATCCTTGAACCGGCCGAGGTGTATCTGCTTCTTCTGCCACTGGACCTTCGCGCACCATCTGCCACGGTCCCAAGAAACCCCGACGTGTCCGCTGGTGTTCTTGTCCGTCTTTTTGCGGTTGGCCGCCTGCACGTTGTAATCGGCGTAACGGCAATTACCTGGCTCATAGCCTTTCGAGGATTCGACCCGGTCAAGCGTCAGCTGATCGGTGTACCCATTGGCGAGAGACCACTCCATGAAGGGCTTGAAGCTCTTCCATTCTTCGCAAAGTGTTACGCCTTGGTACTTCTGAATTTCGGTACCGCGCGGATTCAGGCAGCGGCGTTTCATGTTCGACCAGGCCACGTGCAGCCGGCTGTTTTTGTTATTGAAACCGTGCGTAGAGCGCTTTTGGGCGCCACGCTTGTTGGCGCAAGGCAGGCAAAGCCCTGTCATTACCTTTGCCCGCTCCGTGCGCGACTCAAACTCACCAAGGCAGTCGCGGCACTGGAAAACCCCAATAGATCGACGGTTCCCAGAACGGACTTCGGTGAATTTGCGCAGAAGAATCACATCGCTGCACATGACAAGACCTCCTCGTAACGCTTTTCAAGGCGTCTCACTTTCTTTGTGAAGACAGCCTTAAGGCGCTTCAAATAAGGTATTTCATGGCGAACCAGATCCTGATTGCGCTCCAGCCATTCCACCTTTTCCGCGCCGATCTTCTCGACCAAGCGGGGGCGGTAAACCATGATGTTTCCGCTCAGATGTGCATTGCACTGGGAGCAGGACTTGTTCATGTTCCAGAGGTTGAAACGGAGGTGCGCGGCGGCGCCTACGCTGCGAAAGTGCGAGCAGTGCCATTGGCCGCCCCAGCTCGCCGGCTTATCACAGCTGATGCAGCCCAGATGAGCATCACGCAGCCGCACGTAACGGTTGATGACTGCCTGAGCATCCTTGGCGTGATCCGCCCTGCTCTTCAGCTTCTCCTTGCGTGCCTGGATCTCGCGGCGACCAATCTGGGCCAACGCCTTGCCGGCCTTCGCCCGATTGACATCCTTGATGGCCAGACCGCACTTGTATCCGCACACCGCCTGCCCAAGGCGCTGCGGGACGAATGAGTCCCCGCACGCTGGGTTCTTGCACTTCTTCGGCTTGGGCGCCTTCGATTCCGTGATGGCTATGCGCATCAGTACCGCCCTCCCCACTTGTCCTGCTCAGTCCAGCGCACGTCATGCTCGGCGCCGAAGGCATGCATCAGCTCGAACAGATCGCTGAACCACTTCTGCGACTGCTTGCGGGTCGATACAGCCATCACGACGAAGCCACCGTCGAGGCCAGGTTCGGCGCGCTGCTTCTCCAGCGAGGCACTAAAGAGGCACTTCCAGTCCTCACTGCTCAGCTTCTTGCCGTGCCAGATGACCTGCTCAGATACATCCTTGAGCATTGCCCACATCTTCCGGTTGCAGACGTCAGGGCGCTTCTCGTCCTTGATGACTACGATCTTGGGTTTGGTGAAGTCGGTGGCGTGCAGCACGCCCATGAGGCGGCTGATATCGCGCTGGCTGCGGATTGCGAACTCGGTCATGCCGCAACCTCCGTCGCCATAGCTTTCGTGTATTTCTCCACCAGGTGGGAGCGTGAGACGAACGCATCGACGACGAACCCTCCGAGATCGATGGCGAGCGGATCACCGTTGCCCTGGCCGCGCGGCACGTAATATTTACGATCATCGCGGCCTTGAACCGGGTCAA